GCTGATCCGCGCGATCCTGACGGAATACAGACAATTGCGTTCGCTCTCGGTAGTGCTAACGCTACACCTGTTGATCGTTCCGCTGGTTATGAAGTAGTTAGAAGGCATCTTAAAACTCGTGAAGATGGTTTGCCTGGTCTGATTATTCATCCACGTTGCACAGAGTTAATCAGGCAGTTAAAGGTTCTTCGTTACGCCGAGTCTAAAGAAGGTCATAATAGCAAGCAAACGCAACATGACTACGACGATCACGGTCCTGATGCTTTGCGCTATTTCTTCAATGAATACTTTATCCTCGGGAGGAACGAGAGTCTAGCCGACCTGTATAGTGGAATTGGTAACGGGACTGAGGCAGATACATTTTTCACCTATCATGGGGCAATAACCCTTGATAGTGAATTAGGAAGGTATTAGTCTCAATGGCGTTACGCGATAGACTAGGTTTAAAGAAGAAGGACAGCACACCTACCCGTCAAAATACGGGTACTACTTATGTTGCTCAAGGTGCTGTTGAATCTCCGAAGGCTGCAAGCCTTAGTGAGATGGGTTCCTCTAAGGGTACGCATATTGTTGATCCTGTACCTGCTTTATCTAGTCCTGCTACGGCTCTCCGTACTTACACTAGTATGGTACGTGACGATGTATCAGTTCGTGTAAGCCTTCGTGCTGGTAAGGCGCCGATATTAGGCGCAGACTGGTATATCCAGCCATATAGTAATAACGAACAGGACGTTGCTATCGCAGAATTCGTTGAGTTTAACCTGTTCGACGGAATGACGACTCCGTGGGTTAAATGCTTAGAACAGATTACCAAGATGTTCGACTTCGGATTTAGTGTATTTGAACCCGTTTGGGAAATGCGTGAATGGGCGCCTCGTAAGTCTACTCCCGGTGCTAACCGCAAACAATACACTATGCTGCGTAAGTTGGCGGCACGTCCCGCAAGTACGGTAAGTCAGTTTAACTACGACGATAACGGAGGGCCGGTAAGTATTGACCACAACGCTGTTGCTGCTGACGGTCATTCTACCTTAGTTACTATTCCGATTGATAAGCTGGTTGTCTTTACGTTTGACCAAGACGGTGGCGATCTTAGAGGAAATAGCATACTTAGGTCAGCTTATCGGAATTGGTATTACAAGGATCATATGTATAAGATTGACGGTATCCAGAAAGAACGTCACGGCATCGGAGTGCCGGATATCGAATTACAGCCAGGATACAACGAGAACGATAGAAAATTCGCACATGAATTAGGCTCAAACCTCAGGACGAACGAACGTGCCTACATCGTTAGAACTACTAACATGAAGGTTGCATTCGCTGAGTTAAAGGGCAATCTCGTTGAACCGTTACGTTCTGCTGAGCACCACGATACCATGATTATGAAGAACATCATGGTTCAGTTCCTTAACTTGGGTACTGGCGTTGAAGGTGGCGGCGGCGGTCGTGCTACTGGTGCAACAAGCATGGATATGTTCCTTAAGTCCATGCGTCACATTGCGAAGTCTATCTGCGACAGTATGAACCTGTACTTAATACCGAATCTTGTTGCTTATAACTTCCCGACTGATAACTTCCCGAAGTTGATGGTTCGTGGAGTTGGCGAAGTTAAGGACTTGCAGATGTTTGCTGCTGCTATTCGTAACTTACTCAATGTTGATGCTATCTCTATGGACGAAGATACAGAACAGTGGGTGCGCGATCAATTCGATATCCCGCGCAAAACTGCTCCGTGGACACCGCCTAGCCAGAATCCTGAATACGTTACTGAGGCTATCAAAGTCGATCAGACTAGTGACGGTAATGGCAACGGTGGTACAACTAAGGATGCGGCAACTTCTGCTAAAAAGACTATCGACCACTCTAAGAACGGGGGAGCTGGTAACATTGGCAAGCCCGACAATAGTGGCGCCGTCTAAAACTCTGGAAGAGATAGACTTCCAGCTAGATTTACTAAGCACATTGTATAACCGAAGTACAAAAAAGACAATTAAGGTTAAGCTTCAAAAAGATATAGACAAGTGGTTAGATCAGAGATTACGTCTAACCCATAGTATTCCGTTGGACGACGAGGTGACTAATGGACTTTGAACACGAAATCTCATATCTCACAGAGTTAAAGCAGTTCGCTGAAAACGGAGAACTGCGTTGGCTTGCGAATAATGAGATGTGGGTTCAGCAGTATCCATTCGATAGCTGGACTCACCCTGTCTTTAGTGATACGGTTATTGACCATGATCGTGCTACTAAGTTAAAGGACAGTTTCGATCACGGCGTTAGAGGTACTAAAATCTTCGCCGATTACGAGCACGGTCTTGATGCTGCTAAGGGTTCAAAAGCAGCAGGGTCTATCAAGGAGTTAAAAGTTGTAGATGAACCTCGCGGCGTTTTCACGCAGCCCGGACTGTGGGCGCGTGTGCAGTTTAGTGATACCGCGAGACACGAAATTGATAGTGGTGAGTGGAACTATTGGTCAACAACTCACTTTGATGAATGGAAACATCCTCAGACTGGTCAAGTGCATGAAATGGTCTATGACGGTGGTGGGCTTACTAATAAGCCTTACGTCAAAGGCATGGTGCCACTTAACTTTTCTGAGCTTGGTATTTCAAAAGAATTCGCTGTGTGGTCTACAGCGATGCAGAACGATTTACCTGATAGTTCGTTCTGTTATATCGAACCTGGCGGAACAAAGGATAGTAGCGGTAAGACCACGCCTCGTTCATTACGGCATCTTCCTTACAAGGATGCCAGTGGTAAAGTCGATCTAGTACATGTTCGTGATGCACTAGCTAGACTCGATCAGGTTCAGAATATGCCTGCATCTGCTAAGGCATCTTGTAAGTCTAGATTAGAGAGGTTGCTTGGCGCGAAGTCTTACGACGAGCAGCTTGCAATCTTAGATGAGGAGTTAGTAGTGGATGACGATAATGTAGTTGATCCGCCGGTCGATGCTGTTGATGATAATGGCAACATTATTGTTGTAGACCCTCCGGCAGTTGTTGATAAGGTCGATGATGATAAGGGTGGTGAAAAAGACGTGGAGTTAGAGAAGGAATTACGTGCGAAGTTAGGTCTTGCTGATGACGTTGATATCGTCAAGGCTGTCACCGACCTTAACGACGAAGTTACTCCTATGCGTGAAGTTCTCAAAGCTCATAGTGAGCGTAAGGCATTCTCTGAGGCATTCCCCGACGAGTTTGCACGCATGGTTCGTTTAGAGAAGTCAGAGCAGGATCGTTCTGCTAAGGCATTTTCTGAGCAGTACACTAACGTTCGTCTTACCGAGAAAAAGGGTGATGACGACGAGGCTACAACGCTTGGCTTTAGCGGCTTAGTCATTCAGAACCTTGAAGGACTTGCTAAGGAGTTCAGCGAAGGTACTGCTACACTTGATTCGGTCAAGACTGTTATTGATTCTATCACGAATAGCGGTGTCGTTGATTACGGTACTAGAGGTTCTAGTCGTGAAGATGATAGTCTTATGAAGGACGAGGATGCAATTCCGTCTGGTGGAGTTCGTGAGACTCGTAAGCTCTTTGCAGAGAAGGTTGCAGAGGTTATGAAGGCTGATGAACTTGATTACCAGACCGCACTTAGAATGGCTGCTGATAAGTATCCTGTGTTAGCAGAAGCATACCACTCTGCTGGTATGGAGAGGTCGTAAGTAACAATGACTAATCCTGCTGAGTTTATGGAGGCAGGACAAGACGGTGCTATTGATATTCGCATCGGGCACGATAGTTCTGGGCCTCCTAATAACTGGCGCAGAGATACACCGCCTGCTGGTGAAGATGGTACAGTTCCAGATAGGCGTTTAACTATATCGGATCAGAATGATGTAGCAACTGGACCGGGTACAGATGTAACGCATCCGGTCTATCCTTCGACATTTGATATTCCAGATAGTGAGATGGGGTGAATGACTCAAAATGCCTGCAAGCATGAATATTGACCAGGCCAAAGGTAAAAACGCATCTAGCGCGATTACTAAGAAGCGGTTTTGTAAGCTTGATACAACCGCAACTGATGGTGAAAGTGTTTTGATGTGTAATACAGCTGGTGAGAATGCATACGGTGTTTCGTTATTCTCTTGTTCCTCGGCAGAAATTAGTCGTGGTAAGGGTGCTAGCATTGTCACCGACGGACGTGCTATTGTAGAAGCAGGCGGAACCGTTAATATCGGTGATGCTGTTGCTACTGATAATGTCGGACGAGCAGTTACCGCAACTTCTACGCAGTTCGTTCTCGGTTATTGTGACGAGAATGGCGGCGGCGCTGCTGGTGACGAGCTTGGAATCAACCTCGCACTCGCAGGTGGTAAAGCCTAATGTATGATCCTGGTTCACTATACGTAGACCCGATCTTAACTCAGTTAAGTGTCGGGTTCCAGCCTGAGAATGTTTACGGGTTACAGGTTGCACCTGAAACTCCCGTTAATACACAGTCTGGACGTTATCGTGTATTCGATCGTTCTGACTGGTTAATTCATCGTTCGCGCCGTGAGCCTGGTACACAGGCTAACACGGTCGGGGGCCGGAAGTACAGTGAGGATACGTTCAAGACGCAGGAACATGCGTTAGCAGCAGAGATTTACGATGAAGAGCGTCAGGAGTTAATTTCTCAGGGTGGTTTAGCTGATCCGGTGTTCGGTGGAGCTTTACAGATTGATCCTGAGGCTGATGCTGTTACATACATTACTCGCTCGCTGCGGTTAGAGCATGAGCAGAAGGTGAGTACGGTATTTCGTAATACTGCGAACTATCCTGGTAACCATACGGTTACTCTTACTTCCGGTGGTACTGGTACACAGTGGTCGAATTATGCGTTAGCTACTCCTGGTGATGTTGGTACTGCGTACAGCAACCCGGTTGCTAACCTTAAGACGGCTATGCAGAGGATCAAGCTTGATACGGGCCGTTGGCCTAACACCTTCATCATCCCGTTTGATGCAGTTGGTGTTATCGAGAACCATCCTCGTTTAGTTGCTCGGTTCCAGTACACTTCCGTTACTGATAACCAGGCTTGGAAGCAGCTTCTTGGTTTACCCGATGAAGCTACGTCCAGTCTTACAATCATTGTTACTGACAGCAAGTACAATGCTGCCGATAACGTTGATTCAGTTGAGAACATTCAGACGTTTTGGGGAACTGATGCATGGTTAGGATTAGTTGATCCTCAGCCTGGTCAGATGACTAAGACGTTTGCTAAGACGTTCGCGCAGAAGTACCCGAGTGGAGACACGCGGCCTGCCGATCGTTGGCGCGAAGATAACCGCAAGACTGATGTTGTGCGTTCCTCTTGGAAGTACGATATCAAGGTCGTTTCTTCGACCGCTGGTTATCTCTTCAAGACCGCTGTTGTGGCTGTCTCGTAATCAAGGGGAAGGAACAGCATGGCAGAAAACGGTAAGTATTACTCTTGGTCTAACATTTCCCATTGGGATGGAGACAAACTCATTACTATCAAGCCTGGTACTGAGGTAACTCAGGAAGGACTTGGTTATGATGATGCTGCCTGGGAAGAGTTGTTAGAGGGTGGAGCAGTTAGGCCGCGTCCGTGGCCTAAGGGCTTAAATCCTGATAGTGTTAGTTCACTATCGCCGAATGAACACCGTTTACGCACGCTACGTTTACAGCGTGAGCAGTTAGAGGAAGAAATGGCTGGTGTTGGTGGTAGTTCGACTCAGGATGATGTTGCTTCTGAGCGTGCTGCCGCTTCTAGTGGAGGGAATGCCTAATAATGGCTGCGCTGTTAGCAAGCAACCAAGATGTAAATGCGTGGTTCACTAACGATAAGTTAGAAGCCGATGACGCAAATACAGCAGGTCTGCAAATAGAAGCATGGAGACTGATTCGTGGTCAGCTTGCTAACAGCTATCTCCCTACTGTACTAGCTAGTTGGGTTGATCCAGAAACTACGCCGGATCAAATCAGATCAATTGCTTCTAGGTTGATCGCGGCGTACTTGTATAGGGCTGTGTATGCGGAGGATAGTCTAACTATTCCTCCGTATGCACAGCAGCTATACAACGAGGCTATCCAAATGTTAGCGGACGTTCGTAGTGGTAATGTTGTTCTGCTTGATGTTAACGATGAGCCGATTGCTACGAATATCTCCGCTATGTCGGCATCTGATTTCTGGCCCAACAATACCACAGATGGGCCATTCTTCACGATGGATGCTGTGTTTGGATAATGCCTGATACGTTCATAATCTTAGACGACGGCGAAACATTAATTACAGGAACATGGGAGCCGTCACCGAAAGACACTTCTGCTCGACTACTGGCGCTCGCCAATTACTACGAAGATATGATGCCTGCTTTAATAGCATCACGCGAAGCTGCCATAGAATCGACAGAACTACACTTTGAAACACAGTCTGATCCTAATGGCGATGCATGGGCAGAACTGGACGAAGATTACAAAATCGCTAAGATCAAGCAGGGATTTCCAGGTGACGAAATTCTCGTTAGAACTGGTGAAGGTAAAAGAGCAGCTACCGGCCCTGCATGGATAATTTGGGAAGATACTCT